ACGTTCACTTCCTTGATTTGCTTTCTTCCGACATCGTTAAAGCAACCATGCCAACATACTCGCGTGTCCCAGAAGCCATCAAACAGATCCGGAGAATACCTTTAGTTGGTAACTTCGTTGCATTCCCTGCTGAGATTGTTCGTAACACAGCGAATATCTTTAATCAGGGGTTAAAAGAACTGTCGTTTAAAGCAACTCCTGAGCTTGTCGAAGCTGTCGGAGAAAAAGCCGCCCGTCAAATGCAGAAAGAAATTAGAGCGATTGGTGCACAGCGGATGACATCTTACGTTGGCATGGCCTATGTAGTTCCGCGGTCAGCACAGGGTGCGGCGATGGAGCTGACCGGAACAACTGCGGAAGACATGGAAGCTCTAAACCGGATGGTGCCAGAATACTTGCGCGGGCACGTTTTAATTCCTTTAGACAAGCCACAAAACGGGAAGCTTCAGTACATCGACTTTAGTTACATGAACCCCTATGACTTTGCTCTTTCACCAGCTAGACAAGCGTTGCGTATATACAATGAAAAAGGTGAGGTCAGTAGCAATGAAGTTGCCAATCTGACCGCTGGTTTGTGGCAGGGAGTAAAAACATTCTTCGAGCCGTTTGCAGGTGAGTCATTGATTGCTGAACGTATCCAAGACGTTTTGCCGCAAAGTTATTTTGGCCGCGGTGGTAAGACAGGGTTTGGTGCTGAAATTTACGGGAAGTCTGAGGACGTTGGGACACAACTTCGACGCAGCATGAATCACATTGTTGGGGGTTTTAACCCAGGGTTGATTGAACAATTTGCTTTGGAGCGTGGCGGTGAGTTTGTCCCCGGACGTGCAACCAGAGCAGCCTTTGGGATACCGGGTCGCCAAGGACAAGAAAGTTCTACAAAAGAAGAACTGTTGACCGCGGTTACTGGTCTTCGACGCATGGACCTTGATCTACCAAACACTTTGTTCTACCGAGGTTATGAGTACTCCGATCTCCGGACCGATGCTGTTGGTAACTTTACTGGAGTTGCAAAACGCAACGATGCAACGGAACAAGAAATTATTGATACATACCGTAGAACAAACCAAGATTTGTATCGTGCTCAAGCAAAACTGATGCAGGTTGTTGAGGCCGCTCGGCAGTTAGGCATGAGTGACGGGGACATTCGATATGCTCTGAAAAAAGAAGCTAACGTCGGTACCCGTGAGTTAAACGCCGTCATGCGTGGAGTTTTTGAGCCAATCAAAATCAGCACGAATGTTCGGCAAGATATTGCGCGTGAAGCCTTCATGCGTAAACAGCCACGGCTTGTTACTCGATTGCCTGAAGCGGAGCTTGCTCAGATTCGTAACGAAATGTATGGCATTAAATTAAGACCTGAAGAGCCTGCTCCTGCTCCTGCTCCCACAACGGCACCTAGAACAACGATGTTTGGGGATACAACTGCTCCTGCTCCTGCTCCTGCTCCTGCTCCTGCTCCTGCTCCTGCCCCCACAACGGCACCTAGAACAACGATGTTTGGAGACACGTCTGCTCCTTTGTCACAAAGCAGTAACGCAACATCTCCTATATTAAACCCTGATCCGACAACCCGAGCATTAGCTGAAGAACTGGAGAGAAGAAATGGACAGAGATAGACTAGCCGCTCAACTTCGTCTACATGAAGGCGTAGAGCACAAACCATACAAGTGTACAGCGGGATATCTCACCATCGGTGTGGGACGAAACATCGAAGAGCGTGGCTTATCGGATGATGAGATCGATTATATTCTTAACAATGATGTTGATATTGCTACTAGTGAGCTTGCTAGTACATTCGATTGGTTTGCTGGTCTTGATGATGTCCGTATGCGCGTCGTGGTTGATATGGTTTTTAACCTCGGTATGCCGCGGTTTAAACAATTTCAGAATATGCTTGCGGCCATCGAGGCGCAAGATTGGCCGGAGGCCGCCGCCCAAATGATGGACTCGCGTTGGGCGAAACAAGTAGGAGCGCGAGCGGAACGCCTCCGTGACATGATGGAGACAGGTGAGGACTCATCTGACTTTTAAAAATGAAAGAAACCGAAGCGGGGCGGATAGGTGAGGTTATCTGTCTGCTCCGTCTTGCCAAGATGGGCATACAATCTGAGATCGTGAACCTCGGGACTTCAGACATTATTTCTTTTGCGTATGAAAAGACGTGGCGGATACAGGTCAAGTCCAGCCAGATCAAGGGAAATAAAAATTCAAAGGACAGGCATAGTCCAGGTTATCAGTTCTGTGTGTCTAAGGGACTGAGTCCTAAAAAACCCCTGGCACGAGAAGACTGTGACATCGTCGCGTTAGTTGCCGTTCCACAAGAACGGGTACTCTTTGTACCCGTTTCTCGTTTTAATGGCGTTCTGACAAAACGGCTCAAGCCTTTGGATTATCTTGAGTCGGATGTCGAGTGGTCCTCTTGGAAAGAATGTGTCGAGCACTACGGGGTGACTAACCCACCTCGCCCCAGTTCTCTCCCAATTCCTGATCAACTTTTGAAGGTACTCGGAGATCAACACAAGTCTCCATAATCTCCTTGATCCGCGAAGCTTGGTCCTCGGAACTTACCGAGAAGCAAAGTTCATCATGTACTGTCAGCAGGGGAATCAGTCCCTCGGCATAACAATCTGCCATCGCTTTCTTTGTTTGGTCGGCTGCCGAACCTTGGATTAGTTTGTTCAATGCTTTGTAAGTGAAAGCACGGCGGATACCCGGCCCATACTCTTTATTAGCCTCTTCATGTGGTAACGGTTTATTATACCCAAAGCTGTTAGGTTCCCACAGGTCAAACCGGCACTTACGTCCTAACAATGTTCTAACCTGCCCGTTTTTAGACGCTCTGTTTGATACCATATCTGCCAGTCCTTTTACGAAAGGAACCTTTTTATGATAGGTCTCAAGCAGTTCTTTAGCTTCTTGTTCAGATATGTTTAAGGTGTTTGCTAGCTTGCCCCTACCCATGCCGTACATGATCCCAAGGTTCACCATCTTTGCTTGCTTCCTTTCAATCCCTGTAATGTCAGCGACCATTTGATGGAAGTCCGGGTCACGAGCGTGATATGCATCAACTAGTTTATCGACAAGAGGGTTTGGATTTTTGTCAGCAAGAACAGAACAATAATGAACCAACAGACGAGGCTCTTGAGAAGAGTAGTCAAACGACCCCCACTTATCGCCCTCTTCCGGGATGAATAGTCCACGGATGGCTTTCTTTAATTCTGGGTCCCGAGCTGGGATCTGCTGAAGGTTCGGGTTGCTCGAGCTGAAACGACCCGTAACAGTCCCCGCATCATCTGAACGTAACTGATTGAATTCACAATGAATTCTACCGTTTTTCTCGTACCGAAGAATAGAATCGATGAAGGTATTGTTGGCTTTGTTCAGTTCTCTAAGTTTGAGAATCTGAACGGAGATTTCATGTGGACATGCTTGCAAGAACGCTTTGGTAATAGAAGGCTGTTTCGAGTTCTCCGTCTTTGGGCAGTCAATTCCGTAATGTCCCAAGACTGAGGCCACGCTTGTTGCCACCCAGGGCTCGACCAAAATTCCTGTTTTGTGCTTGATGTCATCTTTGATTTGTTTCTCACGTTTAGCCAAGTCTTTTTTAGTACGATCCGCTTGATCTAAATCTACGCGAACGCCACGAGACCGCATCTCTAGCATCAACGGGATAAGACTCGTTTCAAGCTCAAAGATGTGGGTCAGTTCATTCTTCTGTAGCTCACCCTCAAAATGATTCCATAACCGTAATGTCAGGGCAGCATCTTGTTCTGCATATTGTCCCACATATTTGGGCGGCAATTTCCACATCTCTGCTTTTGGATCGATGCCCCACTCTTTTGCCGCAGCACGCAAAAGCTTTTCGTTTTTCCGCTCGCCAAGGTAGTCACGACCTAACGAATCCAGTGAGTATGTGAATCTGTTCTCATTCAATAGAGGCGCGGCAATCATGGTATCGATAATCTTTCCTTGGACTTCGACCCCTGCCCACTTCAGCCATCCCAAATCGT